TGAGACACCACAGGTTAAATTCTCGTTCGGTGTCTTCTTCCCACTTATCTGCCTGGTCATCGCTCATACCCAGGAATTCGCGGTCGATGGAACTTTGCAAGGTTAGTCCGGAACCCACTACACTGGTCACGATCGTCCCGACGGCGCCGCCGGCCATTGGTGTATTGCGAATCAGATCGCGGCTGTTTTCCCGCAAGGCGGGCAGATCTGGGATAGTGTCAGCATCGGCGCTTCCGCCACCGGTCAGCCAATTCATAATGCTGCGGCGGGTTCTATCGGCGCCGTCATATCCACCGCCACCGGTCAGGGCTTCCAATTGCATCCGCCCGAGATAACGCCGGGCCGCCATCTTTGGAGAAATCCGGGCCAGGAACCGTTCAGCGCGATTCAGCTGCAGGCTGTCGGCACCTTGGTTCATAACGGCGCCCCGGCATTCACACGGGATGCTCCGGACAGGCGGGCAACTTCACGCTGCCAGTATTTGATTTGGCTGGTGATCTCACTTAAGGAGGGCATTTCTTTGCTGCTGCGGCCAGCGCCCCTTGTCGCGGTATAGGACTGGCAATCGTAATCAAGACTCATCTGCAGGTATTTATCGAGCTGAGCTTGTGCCTGGTCTAGCGTGACAGCCATATTCACTCCCGGAAAGTGGGTACAAAAAAAGCGCAGCGGAAAAAAGTTTTCCGATACGCTCTCTTATCTTGTGAATATTCCGGCGACCCGCAACAGTTTTTTTTATTTTTTTTTCGGGCTGGCTATTTTGCTAGGGTTTTGGTGAATAACTTACACATCCAAAGTCAGCTGAAGTTCTCAGCTTCTTAATATCTCTTATCGGCTCAGGCGCTTCTCTTCTGTCTCTCGCGGGAACTAAGGATATCGTATCTGCATTAGGGCGAATAATATCTAGTGCCAGGCACTCTCCTAGTCGATCGTTCTCTAAGAATATTTGCTCCCAGAATCTACACGTCAAACATGTTTTAGCATTAAGACATTGCATCAGCAGACCTTCCGTAATTTCTTGTATCCGGATTATAGGGTTGAGATAGGGCTATTGGTCTAATTTTTCAACCTTTCCCGGTAAGCTTCGACAACCTTCAGCCCTTTTTCAGTAGCTGAGATCTTGTATTTTGTAAAAGAAGGCTGCCCAATCACTCCTTTAGCTATCCCTGTTTCTTCGACACTCACAACAATCCAGCCAAGAGAAGGAAATTTACCCAACCAAATATCATCAAAATCAACCATCTCGCACTCTGCCTTACCGAAAAATACGCCTGGATCTTCTGCACTATGAACCTTCATGACCACTGAAGACCCACCAGAAAACCAGGCTATAAAAGCAGCCCTCTCTTGTCTCGGCAATTCATCAAGACAAGACAGTGAATCTACTTTTTTTCTGATACCTTCCTGTTTTTCGTTCATATTTTTACCTTCCTCCGTCAGCCAAGCCGTCCTCAGACTGACACCATAATCCAAATACCCTCTTTCAACAGCTCTTTCCATGCACATCAAACAGACCTTTTCACATTGGCCGGTCCATTGTTCAAGGAGCTCGTAAGGCCAAACCTTATGCCCACACTCTCTCATCTTTTTAGACTCTACAACAGCCCTTAAAACCTGAACATCAGAAATATGTTTCATCGCCATAGGCTATCCTTTCTAGAATGGAATCTCTTCCCAACAGCCGTCATTTTTATTTCTCAATACGCGTTTTTTATCTGAATATTTATTAAATTCATTTTGAGCATTCCAACTAGCTATTGCCTCATCCATCGTTGGTTCACAGACCGTCATTCCACAATCATTACAAACAACACCCCAGCCAGGAGCGTCAGCAAATTGCGTAACTTCAGGGTGTCTACCAAGACGTGTCTCTTTCTTTTTCCCAGTCTCTCCGTCATAGATGTACGAGCAGCACTGACAATTCCATAATTCTCGTTTGATATTGGCCTTAACTTCAAAGATCCAATGATCTTTTTCTTCAAGAATAACCTTAGCGGGACACCCCATACCGGACAACCCCTCTTTTTTCTCATCACAGAACGCCAAAATATGCTTCCTGGCATCATCAATATTGGGAATAAATTCAGAATTCTTCACAAATGACTTTGAATAAACTCCTCCTTCACGCGTAGATGAAACGATAATTGTCCCAAGGTCACCCTGAAAACTGTCGCACCCGCGCGAATAATCAACTGTCACCAGAACACTTCCAATTGTTTTAAAGTTTTTCATAAAGTATCTCCTAAACAACTATTCCCTCATTCCGAATCCGCCGCCCGGCAGCTGCCTGCTGTTGGGCTTGTTTCTCTGGTACCGGCCAGGTCCTGATCCCAATGTAATGCGCATATGCCAGGTCATAGACGCTGCAGTCCCATTGGTGATTAGCCTTACCATCCGGACAATACCAGACCCCTTTTTCGTCACGATATTCAACGCAGAGCTGCGCTGCATAATCTTCTTCAACCTCGCTGTGGAACAAATAGGCTCCGGGATCGTCGCGCTTTATTTCCAGCTTTCCGGCCAGCATGTTTTTATAAAAAATTGTGTCGACGCTGTAGAGGTTCAGACCGCCTGGGATTTTGACTTTCGTGCCCGGGTAATAGTCGATGGTATTCCAACTGACCGGAGCCCCGCCCCTGGTTGATTTTCCCTGACAAGCAAGGATGTGCGGATGCAGCCTGGTCCAATCATAAACTTCTGACGTGCGGTGACCCTGGGTGTCTATCATGCCGCCCTGAACCATCCAGCGTTGTCCATAGGCATCGACATATTCGCGATAGATGACTTGTTCCAATGCTTTTTCAGATTCCACTTTTCCTTCGGAGACCAGGTGCCCCCGCCCGTCCATGCCGAATTCCCACGCGGTAATGCGGTAGTAATAACCGACATCTTGGGTATCACCGCCAAAGGTTAGACAGGCGATCTGGAAATTATCGCCACTTGGGACAATCCCGCGCGGCCGGTGCATATCCCGCAGGGACAAGATAATGCTTTCTTTGCGGTCCTGGGTGTAATCAACCCAAGGTTCGGCCTTGCGTTGATTCATAAATTTTTTGAGCTTGGTTTTATCTTTTTTAGCCCGCAGAAAGTCGGCGGCAATTTCCGACAGCGACACAAAACGACTGAGCCAAGCCGGGATATGGAAGCCGATTTTTTTCGGCTTGTGCGCCCGCAAATAAGCGAACAACTCCAGCTGGCTGCCGCGGGCCTGCCATTGGCCTTCCCGGACAGCCTTATTCCGATGTTCGTCATCCCAGAGTTCGCCACAATCGCAACATTCATAGTGGGCCAGGCGTTTGTTCTCGATCCGCTCCGGATCGCGCTCATCTTCTGGCCACTTGATGTTGTCAAATTCCATCAGCTGCATACTGCCGCAGTGCGGGCAAGCAACCCAATAATCAAAAATGACTTCAGCTTCCTGGGTCAACGCGACCCAGATATTGCCGCTTTCGACGGTCGGTGTGCTGATTTTCCAAATGGTACGGCTCTCGCTGTAGGTGTTGGTCCGCATCTCCGCCAGTGAGATCGGGTCGGCCTCGCGCTTACCGCTGGACAGAGGGTATTTATCGACCTCATCCAGGATTAAATGTTTGATCGGCTTGTTCCCCAAGCGGCTTGGGGAGGTAGCCCAGCCCATGTAGATCGGCATATGTCGCAGGCTGATACGCAGCCCTGCGACGTCATCCTGGACGCCGGTTAAATAGCTGCGCAGCTGCGGCGAGCTGTTGATCATGGTTTGGATACGATCGCGGCTGTTTTCCTTGGCGGTCTGCTCATCGGGAAAGACATAGAGCACCGGGCCGGGATCCTGATCGATCGAGGCACCGACAAAGTTATGCGCGATCTCAGAGCCGCCGACCTGCGGGGCTTTGCACATGATGACGGTCTGGACACCCGGGAAGATCGACGCATCCATGATGCCGACAAGATAGGGCGTTGATTCGTTGCGCCAGGCCCCAGGCAGTGAGCTCATTGTCAACACCCGGTGTTTCTCTGACCATTCCGACAGGAGGATCTTTTTCTTTTTGCGATAGATATCGCGTTCGGCCTTACTGTACTTGAAGCCTAGCTGCTTACA